AGTAAGTGATGTAACCAGCGACGGGGTTATTACCCGAGGTGTCGATACGCGAAGTCACATATGACAGTTCGCTGATTGCAGTCAGGGTCAGACCCGATGTAACCAAGCCAGCCGTAGCCACAGACAGGTTGTTAGCAATAGCCGCAGGTGTAGCTGTACCCGAATTCACGCCAGTAGTACCGATGTCAACCGAGCCAGCACCAGCGGTAGTGATGTTTACCGAAATGACAACAGCGCCAGCGGGCAAAATAAGATTAGGAGCGCCAGCAGCCGAAGAGACCACAACATTAGCGGCTTCAGATGCGTCGGGGATGTAGAACTGAGCGGCCATAACGCCGGAGCCACAATATGCGGTGCGAGTCGTGTCGCCGCCGCCCGAACGCCAAATACTTTGGGTGGTAGAAAGTGCCATTTGAATTTTTCCTCATGCGGTTAGGTATGTCGATCTGCATGAAGTCAGCCGGGACTGTTCGACATACCGGGTACACCCGGTTTACTGCTTTATATACCTAAAAAGGGGGGCCGTAAAGCCCCCCTCAGTCTTACGCGCCTTGCGAACCAAACATGCCCAGCGGGTCAGACCAGCCGAACGAGTAACGCTCACGAGACTTGTAACGGACGTTACCGGTATCAAAGTCACCGTCCATCGAGTTTGCCAGAGGCGTACGAACAAAGTGCTTCATGCCGTTAGGAACGTCAGTGGTCAGGAACCATGCGTTTGTGTCGGTCAGGAAGTGGTTGATCGTATAGCCTTCTGGGATCGAACCGTTGTTCTTGATTGCGTTGACATCGTTGTCGTTAGTGCCGACGCGGAGTTCGGTTTCCAACAGACGAGTAGCAACGAACTGCAGAGCAGGAGGAACGATCAGCTTTTTAGGCTTAGCAGCGATCAGCAGACCACGTTCGTCGGTCCACGCAGCGATCTGAATCACAGCGTTTTCCAGCGAAGTTTCGTTCAGGTCAGCAGCAGTCGAAGGGATGTTCGAGTTGACGCCGCCAGAAACGAGTGGGTGGTTGTTTGCAAACAGAGCCTTACCGTCACCGCCCGGATATGAAGCCGAGAAGCCGTTATTCAGCACGTTTGCTGCTTTAACCTGCTTGGTATAAGCCATAGCACGAGCCAGAGCTTTGGTGTAACGAGCAGACAAGCTGTCGTACAGGTTGTCCTCGATGGCCTCTTCGGTCAGCGAGAAACCCAGAGCAATGGTTTCGTGGTTGTATCGAGCAGTCCAAGCTTCCTGCGCGTTGTCATAAGCAATCGCAGAGCCTTCGTTCTTGACTGGAGCAGCCGAGAAGCCAGACAGCTTGGTTTCTTCTTCGAATGAACGCTCGGAAGTCTCTGTTTCGTAGATTTCCTTGTGCTCTTCGCCATAACGAGCGTACTCCAGACCGAACAATGCGTTCAAGCCGGGGAGAAGCTCTTTCAGTAGTTGTGCGCGTGAAATAGCCATGATTTACTCCCTTATACGTTGAACTGGCCGTTCGGGTTCAGGTACGAATGACCACCGTTATACGCCACGACGTTAGGAGTGCCATCAGTCAGGGTGATATACGGGACATTCCACTTAACAATGACTTCGCTGTAGTTGCCAGACGAGTTGGTTGTTTCAGGAATGAGGCCAACGACACGCAGTGGCAGCGTAAATACAGTGCTGTCTGCTGCGTTATACGCACCAATATTCGAGTTACCCGAAATAGTAGTGTTAGAAGCGGGCTGAGAAATGCCCATGTTGCTGCCAAGAATTGCGCCCGAAATCGGGGTGATGGTGCTCGAAGTAGAGCCGCCAGTCACAGCAACCTTGAACAGTTGATCGGGATCGTCAGCAACGTAAGCCTCGATATCCGAAGCTACTACACCGCCCGAAGGATACGACTGAGCAAACAGCTTCTGACCAGTCGAGGGGTTGGTGTAAGTGCAGCCAAGGAAAACGCCTACAACGCCGTTTGCGGAAACAGTAGCAGTACCTGCTTCTTTGACGATAGTACCGTCGGAAGTGTTAAATTTGACAACGTCACCGTAATAAATAGCAGTGCCGTAGCCGCTTGCAATCGGGAGTTGCCGGGTTGCACCAGCAAACACCTGACCGCCGATCAAATTGATCGGTACTAGCCCGTAGGGGGCATTTACAGTCGGATAAGCCATATTAAGCTCCAGAAAAAGTTATTTACCTTTACCGAACGATATCGAAGACTTACGTTCTTGGAAGAGCGGCATCCTCGGATCGTTCTCACGCATCAGGTGGTTGTCTACCGCCACTGTCTGAGCTTCGGTCTGGCGCTGGTAATACTCATTGCGCTGTTCCACGAACTCCGACGGTGTCTTGCAGAGCAACAACCCACCGATCTCGATATTGTCCTTAAAGCGACTGCCCGGATCGATTAGCAGTTGGAATTTCGGTTGTTCCGAAATCTTCACAGGCTCCCAACCCTCACGCAGTTTTGCGGAGATGTTTCGTGGGTCAGCCGTGTTCAGAGTGGAAGTACGAATCCACCTGTACGTAAACCCCGCCTGCTTGTCAGGTTCTGGCAGCAGTTCCGCCGGTGCCCACTGCTTAGGACGCTCCAGCGTTGTACGGGTTTCAAGCTCACGTGTCAGTCGGTTTGTATCTTTGTCAGCCATTATCTGTTCTCCAGTTTGAGTACTTCTTTCGCGTATTGCTCGGGGGTGAGTTTCAGCTTCTTAGCCAGCGCGATTTGGGACGCTGTCAGCTTAATCTGCTTCGGAGCAGTACTGCGCTTGGCTGACGCCACGACTGTCGTGGCCTTACGCTGAGGTTTGGATTCAGCAGAATCTTCGTCGTCGGCGCTATTTGGGAACGCCTCAGGAAATCTTTTACGAATCGTATTTTCGATCCGCTGGTAGTAGTCATCAGTACCAATATATTGTTGGCCGTACTGTTGAGCTAATTTATCGTGAAGGCCATAGGCCGCTTGCGTCATTTCGGGGTCTTTTCGGAACCACGCACTATTACGCTCAGCAAAATCTATGAATTTCACATCCGGCGCAGGTTTGGGCTGCTCCTGAATTTGTGGCAGTTTTACATCATTTTCTTCGATTTGTATAGTAGGTCTAAAGTTTTTAGCCTTATCCATCCTAAGCGTAGCTTCGGTCAACCCCTGCTGCGCTTCGGCTATCTGCTCAGCATCTCCTGAGTCATAAGCTTCCCGGTATTTCCGTTTAGCCATCTCAAGGTCAGTCTCAGCCGCGTACTGCATGGTAGAGATGTACTCTTTTTCACCGGTGACCATGGTGGCCCGAAGCTTCTTATTCTCCTCCAGAACCTGCTGGGCGATCCTAATAGCTTCCTGCTGCTCCCGGAGCGCAGCTTCCTTCTCCCTACGCTCGTCGTGGTAAACCTTCTTGAGCTGCTTTAAGCGTTCTTTTGCCTTCTCGGAATACTCCTCCAGCTCGTCAGCCTCGATCTGCTGGACTACTTCCTTGGGCATGGGCTTGTGGCCACGGTCCTGCTCGGGGGTGTCGTCTTCGATCTCGATCTGCAGCTCGTCATCATCCTGCCGGGCTGTGACAGTAGTGTCATCGTCCGCCTCGTCTGGGAACTTGAACTCGTGCGCGTCCATTCTGTTAGCCATTTGCTATCTCCTTACACCCTAGAAATACCGCGTGGGTCTTGAACCACGGCTTCTACAGTGTCGTCGTTAATCAACCGGAACTCACGCCCGTGAATCTTCAGGCGGGTGCCACTGTTCGGGCGAGCCAAGATGAAATCACCTTCCTTGCACCAAGGTCCGCTGGGGAACCTCTTTTCATCTTTGTAACAATCAGGCCCTAGTTTCACAACAAAGAAGACCGTACTCAGCACTTCCTCAAAGTGCATGGTCGAGTCTGCCTTTATCAGTCCGCTTTCATACTTGTCGTCAATCTCAGGGATCGCTACAAGCATGTGATACCCCGACGGCTCAGGTAGCTGTTTAGCTTTGTCGTCTGCGTCTTGTGGCAGAACGGTTGCATCCAGTGAATCGGGGTTTGTGCCGATCAGGATTTCAGTCATCAAATTGCTCCATAGATTTTGCGAGGTCTAGCAGATACATCTCTACGGCGGTGAGACCTCGAATTTCACCGCACATATACTTATAGTCCTCGAAGGTTTTGGCCCCGTTACTAGCGATTGCATCGGATAGTTGAGTCCGACGGTCACGTAATTCTTTCAGGATTACACCAATAATCTTGTCATTCATCATTCACCTTTTTTGGTAGGTGGCTTCTGTTGTGAGTTCTGTTGCTTATTCCTATTCTGCATAGCAGCCATACCGGCCTTGAAGCCTTCTGACTCCTGCTGGCGTTCCATCTTCTCTTGGTCGCTCAGGCGCTTCATAGCCATGTTTGCACCAGCGATTTCTTTCTGTGCGTCGATGCGTTCTTTCTCGACCTCGATCTGAGCCATCTTTGCTGCCACATCTGCTGCGTCTTTTGCAGTCTTGCGTTGCTGTTCGGCCTGTTTGATCTGAAGCTCTTGCATCTGCATTTGCACAACTGGGTCTTGCATCTGCTGCTGAGCCTGATGCTGCTGTGCTTGTTGCATGTTCTGCTGCAAAATCATCTGGCTTGCCTGAGCTGCGCGTTGGGAGATCATGATCTCCAGCTCTTTCGGAATGACCTGATCTTCCTCTTCCAGCATGTCAGGGTTAGGCAACTGCATACCAATAGTCTGCTCAATCTGACGACGATACTCATAACCCACGTGCTCGTTGATGTGCGCCATCATTGCAGCTTGCAACATCTGAGCTTGTTGAGGGTCTTGGCCTACGATAGATTGCACCTTGGGGTCCTGCATCGCGGACATGTGAACCGTGATGTGTGCTTGGTGGTCCTGATACATGAACGCCTTGACCGGCTTGCCCTTCAGAATGTTTTGATTTTCAGTGACTGGGTCACGTGGGCGAATGTCGTCTTGCATCGGTACAAGCTTTGCATAGTTCTTGATGCCGAGCACATCTAACATCTGACGGTGAAGTAAAGGCAGGTCGTAAAGCTGTGGTGCTGTCTGTGCGAGTTGTAGTGCTGCCTGATACTGCACAACCTTCTGACTCATTGTTGCTGCGTTAGGGTCAGAAACAGGAATCACATCTACTTGGTCGTAGTCAGACTGCTTAGCACGACGGTTGCCTTGCACTGGCTCGTAGCTATACTCTTCTGGTGTGTAGTCACGAATAATTGCCTTTAACAGACGCAGCTCTTCATGTAGTGCGTAGTGCACGCGAGCTTGAACTGCTGACATCACTTTAAGTGTGCGCTCAAGAATAGCCAGCGTAGTACCCACTGGCGAGTTTGCCGACATATCCGCCACCTTCATATCCGCAGCAGAAGCAAACCTGCGGCCTTCCTCAATGATCTGATTCATCAGACCGGCAAGAACTTGGCTTGGCTCTTTATATGGCAGAGGTAGGATATTGTCTCGAATAGAACCGGACGGCACATCAACATCACGGAACTCGCCGGAGTGATAGGTGTATCGTCACCCTTGACACGAAGCCCACGAGATTTGAGACCGCCGGGGAGATTTGACAGAGTGCCTGCATCGACAAGCTGTCGTAGGATTGAAGTGCCGCTCTTAGCGAATGCACCGATTAAGTGGATCAGACCAAAGCAATAGAAGCCAAAGCCGGGGATGTAGCCATAGTGGACAAAGTGATTGCGCTTTTCTTTTAGTTTGTCGTCTGGCTCCCAGTTGCGACGTATCGCCAGAACTTTCTGACTAGCCTTGTCTACTGTGACGATGTAAGGCAATGCTATACCTGTTGGCTCGCCTTTCTTGTTCTCGTCCTCATAGCCGGGCAAGTCCAAGTCTACGTTGATCTCATACAGGCGATAGCGGCTGTCGGTCGTTGCGCGGAAGCCCATCTTCTCCGCAATCTTCTTCTCTACATCATCTAGAGTATTAGTAGGTTCGCCCAGATCAATGTCACGATAAAAGCCATCAACTTGCAGCTTTCTGATCTCATTTTCTTTCTTACGCATCACGTGTGTGATTCGCTCAGAAGTCTTAAGCGACGACGCACCGTACGGCACCACTATATCTTCTGCGGGTACGAAAATAGAGGTTTGACGACCTAAAGAAGGGTCGAAATACACCTTTTTGAACGCATTACCAGCAAGGCCCAAGCCCCACAACATGCGCTCATGCTCAGGACGGAACTCAGGCATCTCTTCCGTCAGGCGATAGTTCATATCATCTTTGACTCGCTCAGATGCTTCTTTCTTTTCAGGAGTCTCCTTACCGATAATTTTCGTCTTAACCGGCCCAGCAGCCGGGAAAGTTTCCATGATCGTTTCCGACTGGAACTTGACGATTGCTTCTGAGAGAAGAGGGTGTGTAACTCCGCAAGCACCTGCCCAAGGTTCTGTCCGTTCTTCAAGTTTCATCCCCAATAGGTCAAGACCATCGACGTATGTCTGTATCCAGTCTTTGCGGGATGCGAGGTCATCCTCAACCGCTTCGATCAGCTCAGACGCCAGAAGCGACAACTCGTTCTCGTCCATGAACTCAGCGAGGTTTGCATCGAAGTCCTCGTCGGACGGTTTTGCTTTCTCTATTTCTATCTGTAGACCATCAACATCGATCTCCACGGACTCCGGGTCCTCAATGGTGATCTCCATGTCCGGTTCGTCCATCGCGGCCTGCTCGATCCCCGCAGGTGCTGCGTATAAGCCTTTGTCGATTGCCATAATATGTCCTTAGTAATATGCCGCTTTTCTATGAGACTTGAAGAACTTCGGCTCGTCTGGCTCGTCAGAGTCCAGCCGTATAAACCCACCAGCACGGAACCGCATCAATGCAAGTGTTGTCGCATCGACCAAGTCATCATGCTCGCCCGCCGGGAAACTTGCTATCTCGTCTACCAGCTCCTCAGCCCACCTAGTCTCAGGCACCCAGACCTTACCTGAAGCTATCAGGTCCGACACCGAGTTCAACCTACTTATCTTGTCGTTACCCTTGCTCGGGGTGTACTCCTGCACAGGTATGCCCATAGCCCTGAACTCATATATAAGAGGGGCGCCTGTAGCCTTTTTCTCGATCAAGATGCTATCAGGTTGCCAGTCTTTATAGTGTTCGAACGCTGTCTTTTTTAGCTCTATCCACTCCATGCGCTCCTTGAACGCATTTAGCAGGATGATATTAGGCTGGTCGTTGTCGTCCGGGTTGTACCAGACTCCCCACGTCGTGCACGCCGAATAGTCAGCCCGTGTGTTCTTCTCGAACGCCGTATCCCACGTCTGCAGGATGTAGTCACAAGGCGGCGGGTCTTCTTTCTCCCAGACCTTCCACCACTCCCGCTTCACAATAGCCGAGTTGTCCGATGTCGGCTGCTGCTGGTACTGAGCCATCCACTTGCCGTTAGGTAGTTCGGCCCTTAACTTCTCAAGCTCAGTCAGACTCCAGAACTCAGGCCAGAGCGGGTTGCCACTAGGCATAATTGCCGGAAACTCAATGACCTCCCAGTCATCCCCACCCCGTGACGCCGCGCTCTTTATCACCTGCCCGGTAAGATCACGCAATGACCACCGGGTCATCACAATAATAATGGCCCCGCCCGGCTGGAGACGCTGACGTGGACCTGATGTATACCACTCGTACGTCTTGTCGTAGATGTCAGGGTTCACCTGAGCCAATGCAGCTTCCTGTTCACTGTGCGGGTCGTCAATTATCAGCAGGTCAGCACCTTTACCGGTCACCGCGCCCCCCACACCGATAGCGAAGTAGTCGCCACCCTTACTAGTGTTCCACCGTCCAGCTGCTTTTGAGTCCGCAGACAGCCCAAGATTCGGGAAAATGTTGTGATACACGTCAGAATCGACCAAATTTCGCACTTTTCGACCGAATCCGACCGACAATTCAGCCGTATGGGCAGTCTGAATGACCTTTTTGTGCGGGAATCTACCCAAAAACCACGCCGGAAGCAGATAAGACGCGAATTCTGACTTGGTATGGCGGGGTGGCATGTTGATTATGAGCCGTTTTAGCTCGCCGTTGGCCACCCGCTCGAACGCATTAGCCATGATTGCGTGGTGTCTACCCCCAATAAATGTCGGCCAGACCTCATTAACGAAGTTTAAGAACTTTTCTTGAGCCTGCTCTTTACGCCTTAGGGCTTGCAAAGCATCCAGTTCGTACAAAAGCTGCCGTTGCTCCTGCTCAGACAATAGCGGCAGGATTTTCGGGATGTCTTTTAACGAGACGTTATCAAGTAGGTTCGGTGTCGTCATCTGTGCTTGGGTTTGGATCAAGCTCGATACTCAATGTTTCACGTGGATCAGGGTCAGCTACGCCCAGCTCATCTTCTAGGCTATCTGCAATAGGAGTCACGTCCACGATCTCGGCATTCAGGATGCGTTTGATGCGCTCCTTGATGGCTGACTCTAGGTCGTCGGACGATTTATGGGTGATTGTGATCTCGCTGCGCTCGGTGAAGAGGCCGATGTCGCTGTGCTTGCCTAGCAACTCCAAGGCTTTTAGCTCGTAGCGTGGGTCGCCACAGTTGGCAATCTCCATCAGTTTGGCCGTCACAGCACTGCGCACCTCTGCCGCGTCGGCGGCAACCCGGTTGGCGTAGGTCTTTAGGAACAACGATGCAGCGAAAGCCGTGTTGGGCTGCTGCAATTCTTTAGTGGCTTTCTTCCTAGATTTAAACAGCTCGACCGTTTTGTCTATGTCGTCTGTGTCTACTTCTATAGAAGCACCAAGCTCAGAGAGCAGGTCCGCTGTATTTGCGGCGACAACGACGCTGTCGTGGAAGTTTTTGGCTTCCTCAGGCGCGGTTGCGTAGGGTATAGGGTGCCCCTCTGTTGGCTCAATATTAACCATGCGCGGGTTATAGCACCGTAGTGTTGTTTTGTAAAGGAGGTTGGGACTCCTACCGGGGGGGGTTTCGCTGGTTAAGTTTACAGTGGGGTCAGAATAACTTTATAGTGGGGGTGGGGTGTTGTCAAAATGATTATGGAGTTGTGATGATGGTGATGTAACGTGCAAATTAGTGTGTAGGGTACACATGGGACTCCTACTTGCCCACGTTGGGGTGTGGGGGGTCGTTATGCCGCCGCTATATGATTTTGCCCCCCTGCCTTCACTCTGGCAGACGCTGCGTGGTGTCCACGCTGTCTCGCCGCATACCACCAGCCGCCGTGGTGTCCACCGGCTGAGTCCGCGCACGGCTGGCTATACGCGAAGCCTCGACGCCACAATCCGCTTTTCGCTTTTCGCTTTTCCGCTTTTGACTCGGCTAATTATCGCTCACGGATTTGTCCGACAATGTAAGGCGATTTAGATATAATCGAAGCATGGCAGCAAAAAAGGCGAATCACCCGCTAGTGCATAGGTGGTGTAGCGTGAGTCAGTCCGGCGAATCGGGGCTGTCAGGGTAGCGCGTCTGTAATGGGCGAGAGTAAGGCTACTGGTGCTGACACACGGCATGGGCGAAACGTCTGCGGGCTTGCGGTTTGGGGTTTGTGGGTAGTGGCTTATGACTTAGCATACTGGAATTAGATGAGCATAGACTCATTCGGTATGGTGCGCGCTCGCATGGTGCATATTGCTTGCGCTCAGTCTCTCGGGCTGAGTGTAGTTCAGGCAATATCGTGCCACCGGTTAGCGATTTGGAGTCGCGCCGGTAACATGCAAAGCTGACGTTATTTTCAGCCGGTCTAGCAAATCGGCTGGATAACGGGAAAAGTCACGGCTACTTGCTGAGTACTTTTCCTTTTATCAATCAAATAACGTCAAAGGAAATTATCATGGCAAACCTTCTCACTCGCGAGGAAGCATCTGATCTGGCTAAGTCTGTCGCGACTCGCGGCAAATCCCTGAACAAAGATATTCAGAAACTCGCTGCGACTGCTATTGGATACGCAAATATTCATGGTGACGTAACTGTCGCGCAGGGTATCTATGCTGTTCTGGCTGATAACAAGGGCTTGCGAGTCAAGTCGTTTGTTGCTTATCTGGAAACTCATGGCAAGCTGGAATATTCTAAGGATGCAAAGAATTTCATCTATCGCAAGCGTGACGATGTTCTCACGGATGTTCTCGAGCTGTTCCTGAATCTGGCTGACAATCCTTGGTATGAAGCACTCAAGGAAAAAGAACCCGTCAGCATGTACGATCTATCGGCAAAAATCGCAGCACTCGTCAAGCAATGCGAAAGCATGGCGCAACAAGAGTCAGTCACAGTATCGCATCTCGAGTTGCTCGAGCCACTGCGTTCGCTGGTAGTAGCAAAGTAAGGACGAAACCCGCTTCGGCGGGTCTAGGTGTCATGCACCTACTGACGAGTCCGTGTATTGTAAGAAAAAGTGTTATTGTAAGAACAATTGTTTGGTGCTTTGTAAGAAAAAAAACGTGATGTACACTGCAATGTAGCTTTGTAAGACTTTTTTTAAGGTATATAAGCAGGTTGCAGATTGTCGGACAAAAGGCATCTAAGCAAGTGCCTATTATTTGTGCATTGTCGGACAATCTCTCACGTGGACATACATATATTTTTCTCTAACATTATATATATATAAGCTTTTTTTACAATCTTACGCCGCTAAGTCTTTGATTCTAAAGGCTTTTCTTTTGTTAGAAAAATTCCTCTAACATTACCTTTTTTTTTCTAACATTACAGTTTTTTCTAACAAAGCTGTGCCATCAACGCTTTCCGCGTAAGTACCCACTAACTTGGAAGGGTAAACCCAATGAAAACATCGACACTGCTGCTACTCGGCGGCATATATCTATGCGTGCTCACCATTGCAAGCACACCGCTTTTGTTCTCTGGAATCCTGTGCTTTGGTGGCGCAGGTCTGGTGTTCGCAGGACTGCACGAGCTGTTTAACTACAACTAGGAGGCTGACATGACACAAGAACAAGCAAACGAATTACTCGCCCGTGAATTTGAGAACTGCGTAACCGAAGCAGAAGAAGCAGTGCTTGATAAGCTCGAGGCAGAATGGCTGATGATGTGTAAAGCTAACGAGCTGGAAGCTTACGACTATTATAGTATGAGCAAAACAGTTAAGGGTAAACGAGCCTAAGGAGTCTTACATTATGGACATTGACGACTGGATAGGTGTGGTCTGTGCGCTGCTGCTGGCTGCGCTGTTGGTACTTGTATACGCGGGGATGCTATGAGCGAGGATAAGGACGAGGACAAAGCTAGGTTCTTAAGCATATCGAACGAGGATGCAGCCTACACAAAGCACAACATCCGCCACTTTATCCTAGCCAAGAAGCTAGGCATCGCCCCAACCCTAGACCCGCAGGACGCGGAGAAGATGCAGAGTATATGGGCAGGGATAATGAACGACGACATCAAAGAGGCTGAGTACAAGCAGCTCTGGTACGAGGTAGAGAAGGAGATAAACCATGACAGATGAAGATAGCAAATACCTGTGCCAGATGTGCTACGGGGAGCAGGTTCCCTACGCGAGGGCTATGCGGTGCATAAAAGATAAGGTGGCAATCACCTGTGCCCAGTGCGGTGAGGCAGCAGCAAGGCAGGTCAACCACACCATCGCACCTATTAACAAGTCCAACTATATGTATATCAGCGACTTATCACAACTGAAACAACTCAACCCAAAGAGGACAACATGAACAAGCTTAACGAACTAGCAACAAACCTACAATCCCCGCTGTTCGCAACCCGCGACACAATCGAGGACGCATTCCACTACGCACACACAGTCATCGAGGCTATACCCGCTAGCTACAGAGGTGCTGCGTACACGGCGCTGTACGTACTGGTCAACACCATAGCCGAGGAAGTTAAACGACTAGCAGAGGAGATGCAACATGAAGACGAGTGACAAACCAAACGTAGGCGCACTGATGATTGTGTCGCATGAACTGAAGCACCTTGAGCAAGCGTGGCAGAAGCAGATGCTAGGCGTGGTCAAGACTAAAGGTATGTCAGCGCAGGACATAGTAGACGTAGTGCAAGAGATGACGATCATACAAGGCA